GTATGAAAGAATGATAGATAGGGATATTGTCGTAGTCGATTTAGCAACGAAGCAAATACCGGCACATAGAGATCTAACAAATATATTTTGCACAAATAAGGGTCTTGGTACACGTAAGTCACTCGATGTTGTATTAACATTCGTCGAAGTTGGCACGGACCCAGAGCAAGATTTATTGTTGCGTACAGTTTATATAAGAGGTCATTTGGAGTCAGGTGTTGAAGTTAGTGATAGGAATAGTGAGTTCAAGTTGCCTGCTGTTGTGAGATACGATTATCCAACGTTTGGTGGTGATTGTGGTGCTTTATGCTTAGCATGTGAGCCCACAGTAGCCTCAGGCAAGGTTATTGGCTTTCATACGGGTGGTAATTCAGAAGATGTTTATGGAATTTCAACGAGGATTTGTAGAGAAGACATTGAGTTTGCCTTGATTGCGATGGAGAATAAGGTGTTCACTCAGAGCGCTGATATCAATATTAAATTAGGTGGAACTGCCGAATTCTTTGAGAAAATTGAGGATGCTCCCCCACGCAATAGGAAGCATTCATTGATGAAGACGAATTTGTATGCCCTTTGGTCTGCACCAACGAAATGTCCGAGTGCTTTAGCACCGCGCAGAATAGATGGAGTCATTGTTGACCCAATGACTAAGGCTTTTGAGAAGTACACAAGACCCATCAATGATGGTGGGGATAGAACGCGTGTTCAATTAGCATCAGCTATGATTTTGAGTCATATGATAAATAATAGCTCTCATGATGTTGATAGGACAATGGTAAGTTATGAAGTAGCAGTAGCAGGGAGTGTAGGAGAATCTTTTTGTGATGGAATACCAAGGATGACCTCCCCAGGTTATCCTTGGGTAAATTACATGAAGAGAGGTACCAGAGGAAAACAGACCTGGTTAGGTTCAGGAGAAGATTATGATTTTGTTTCTGCTGAGGCCATTGACTTGAAGAACTTTTGTTTGGCTAAGTTGGATGAGCTTAAGAGAGGAGATGAGGTGCATTTTGTTTTTCAGGATTCTCTCAAGGCTGAGTTGCGGAAATTTGAGAAAGTGAAGAATTTGGATACACGAGGTATATCAGGTGCACCGTTGGATATGGTAATAATTGGTAGGATGTTGTTTATGAATTACCAGGTATGGATGATGAGGAATCGAATCGATAACGGTGTTGGCCTTGGTGTCAACGTGTATTCCAAGGAATGGGATGTTTTGTTCCGAATTTTGCAGACTAATTCAGATTGTTGGTTGGCTGGAGATCAGTCGCAACATGATGCTCATAGTTCTTACAATGAAATTATGGATGTAGGACAATATGCTATGATAGAATGGTTTG